TCTGATTGATGTTGAGCCCGGCGAGCGTATGATCTCCGTCCTGCACTGTGAGCACGCGCGTCGTTCCGGTAGTCAGCCCGTCCACCTCCAGGCGCGCGATCTTCGTCGCGTCCGATGAGCCCTTGGCGATGCCGGTAGTATCGACGACAGGCAGCGATGATCCGCCGCTGGCGGCCTGCCAGGAGCCGGCCCCGCCCGTACTCGTGGCCGTCCAAACGTAGCCGACTGTCGCCGCGCCTGTGTCGATTGTAAGTCCTGTGGTAGTCAGCGCTCCAGGAACGTCAACCGCGCCGCTTGTGCCGATGGACAGCCGTCGAGCGGGAGAGCCAGCGCCCTGGTTCTGATAGATAGCAAAGTCGCCGACAGCAAGGCCAGAGGTGCCAAACAGCCAGCCTCCGTTGGTGTCGTCGGTGCGGTACAGTCCGAAGCTGACGAAGCCGGAGGTACCGGTGACCCACAGTGGCGCAATGTTTTGGCCTGCACCCAGCGCTGGTCCATTGTTGGTGATGGTTGCCGCGTTGAAGTTGCCGCGCACGCCGAAAAAGTCGCCGTACTTGTACGTTGCGGAGCCAATGGAGCCGTTGCCAGAAAACAGCGGGACCATGGTTCCATCGACGACGCCGTTGACGAATGAGAACGTAGCCGAGCCAGTGGCGGCAATGCTTCCGAGGATCGTCACCGCTTGATTCTTGATCGTGATAGCGTCCTGATACGTTCCCGAGCCAGTTGCTGTTTGGATGGCAAATTTCTCATCTGTGAATACTGCCGACTCGTACCCCGCGCACACCCGCGCCGCGCCATAAATGGTACTGGTGACGGTATCGGTAGAGGCAAGCACAAGGCACGCCGGATCATAGAACCCGCTGTTGTTAGTCTGCGATAAGGTGAGCTGGTTCTGGACGCTAGCGATAGCCACCGTTTGCGGATTGACGAAGGTCTGATTGATGTTGAGCCCGGCGAGCGTATGATCTCCGTCCTGCACTGTGAGCACGCGCGTCGTTCCGGTAGTCAGCCCGTCCACTTCCAGGCGCGCGATCTTCGTCGCGTCCGATGAGCCCTTTGCGATGCCGGTAGTGTCTACGACAGGCAGTCCACTAGGAACTGCTTGCCATGAACCAGCACCGCCCGTACTTGTAGCGGTCCAGACGTGCCCAACCGTGGCCGCGCCCGTGTTGATCGTGAGGCCCGTAAAGGTGGCCGCCGCCGCCGATAAACTGCCGGTCGTCTGCCATGTGCCAGTACCGTCGATATCCTTGACCCAAAACTTCTTCCACCGAGCTAAATCCACGCCGAGGTCAAGCGTTTCCGTTGTCCCGCCTGGCCAAAATTGGTACATCGTGGAGACGCCGTTATAGGTGATCCCGGTCGAGTCCCACCGCATGACAAGGTTTCCGGCCGTATTCCGAAGGTCTATCGAAGTCGATGTTGGCTTTTGGAAGTAATCGAAGAGTGAGCCTGTTGCATCCCCGTGGATCTGGAGCTTCCGCGTTGACATGAACCCAGCAGAACTTTGGATCGACTCAAACCCGGTGGCGAAAACGGTATTGAATTGCTTGGTTCTGTCGCCGAGATAGAGGTAGGCATCAGTTTCGGGAAGTAGCGCGGTGGCATTCAGCCGAAGTTTGACAGAGTTGTTTTGGAGCACCAGCAGGGGATGGTTTGTCTCCGTGCCGAGATACCCGGCGCCGCCGAACACATAGCTCTGCAAAATGATCGTCCCGTCAGTGCTGCGAATCGTGCCGTTGACGTCGAGTGCTACGCCCGTGCTCGGGCTGCGTCCGATGCCGACCTTGTAGTTGAATTGCGCATCACCGTCGGTTTGCAGTGTGAGATCAGTTGACGGCGCAGCCGTTTTGGCCGTGCCGAACCGCGCAAAATTTAGGTCGCCAGTGTTGTAGCCCCACCAGATCCCACGCTGCGTGTCAGAGCCAGTCGATCCATTCAAAAACATAATGGCGTTATTGGCAGTGGTGCCGACCGAAGACTCCGCAAACTCGGCAATCGCCTGAATGTTTGACCCGCTTGACCACGACCGCGAATACCCGGAAACAAACAGCGGCGCATTTGGGCGGATGTTCGCGTCGTTGGCGATGTCGTACTTTGTGGTGAGGTTGTAAAGCGTGTTCTGGCCCAGGTTGACCTGCGTGGCCGCTGAGGTGGTTTTGATGCCGGTAGTGTACAGCCCGATGGTGTTCCCGTCGATTGTGACCTTATCAGCGCTGCCAATGCGGATTGCAGTTCCAGAGCCCTGCATGTTGTTGCCAACGATGGCCACGTTGTCGATGTCGTCGGTGGTGTCGCCAATATCGATTGCTTCGTAGCCGGACGCTCCGGCCCCGGTGAAGATGTTTGATGAAATGTTGATGAACGCAAAAGAGTCAGGCGACGGCGCGCGAACCTTTACGCTGAATTCGGTTTGGTTGTCGAATGAGTTGCCGACTATTGAAGCAATGATGGTATTGGTGTTCGACTCCAAATCAATCGCACCACCCTGCGTGTTGAATTTATTGGATACGATACGCGCCCCGCCCGCCGACAGCCATTTAATCGCCGTCGTTCCAATTCCACCGGCGCCAACCACTTGAAAATAGTTCCCGGTGATGGTTTGATCGCCCGCGTCGGGGTTGTCGTAGTTTTCCAGCCGCAACCCCTCGTAGGAGTATGCGGAAAACATATTATTATTCACCCACGGAAGGCATCCGCGCTCTAAATGCATGCCCGTGCGAAGTTGCGATAATTGCAAATCACGAAAAATGGAATTGCAGTTTTGGTAAATTGTTGGAGGAGATGGGACGGGCGCGGTCAATTTGATTCCGCCGCCGCTAGCCATCGAGCCCGTCCCGCCGATGGCTAGATTGCTTACGTGGACGGGAAAAATTGTATTGAAGATTATGGCCCATTGATCGCCAGCGACATAGACGTAGGAGCCGGTGCCAGGATCGTTGCCAGCGCCGGCGATGGCAATTCCCTGTTGAATGTAAACCGTCGTTTCCTCGCCCGGTGCGGGCTCGTCCATTGTTTGGGCGCCCAACGGAATGAATAGGCGCTTGGCACCCGTCACCATGCGCGCCGCCTCGTGAATGCCGTCCGAAGCGCTGGCGATAGTCCACGCGCCGCTATGGTTGTTGGCCGGGGTAAATGTGACGTTGCAGGTTGAGCCGCTACCAGAGACGGCGGTGATGAGCACGGTTTCAGCGGTGCCGGTGCCGCCGCTGATGCGGACGTTGTGGTGGGTCGAGTATGGTGCGACGCCATCAGGGCAAGGGGTCAGCGTTACCGTGGCGGGCGTGGCCGCCGTGAGGGAGCCACCGGGCGTCTGTGACCAGTCGTAATCGGTGGTGATGAGGTCCACGGAAGCGCCGCTGCACGTGCTCCAACCCCACTGGCCAGCGCCATCAGTGGAGAGGCATTGGTTCGATGTGCCGTCGGCGGTGGGGAGCGCCCAGACGGTATTTGCCGCCACGGATTGCGGAGCCTTGATACCGACGTAGTTCTGGCCGTTAGTGCGCCGCTCCTGCATCCGCAGTTCGCCCGTAGCGCTGCCAGCGGATTGCGTGATGGTGAGAGGCGTCTGAGCCTGCGGAAACGCCGCCAGGGCGGCCAGGGCGCAAAGGATGATGGGTTTATTCATAGAGAACCGAATAGGGCGCGCATACCGCCCACCACTTGCCGTCGGCACGCCCGCGGAACTGGAAGCACGTCACCGAGCCATTTTTTCCAGGGAGCGTAGAACCGAAATTTGTATTGAAATCGGAATCGAAGCTGATCGTGTACGGCCCAGCTCCCTGCGTCACGTAGATGGTCATCAGGTCGGCCGCCGTGGGCGTGTACGGGCTAGCGATGGTGGTATTGGCCGTCAGCGTAATTTCGATGGGCGTTGAACTGCCGCCAGTGCCGGTCGAGCCGCCGGCCACAAACGAGCCCGTGGCACCGCCGCCAGACGAGCCGCCCGCGATGGCCTTCCAGAACTCGACCGCGCCGCCCAGCCGGTTTGTGCTGATGGCTTTGACGGTGAACTGCAACCACTGCCCATAGACATCGCGGAGGGAAACTTCGCGGATGAGATACGTTCCGCTGGAGACGTTGAAGTAGCTATTAGCGATGGTCTGAAGTTGCCCAGGCCGCAATGTGTGGCATGTCGCCTCTACTTGCTGGTCGGTTTCGTAGGTGATCTCCACCGCGTTGTTTTTGCGCGCGGAAACCAGCGTCAAGCCTTCGACGCTGGCCTGTTGCTGTCCAATGCCGGGGCGGTCAAACGGCAGCGCATAGATGCCGCTGTTGCCTTCGAGCGTGGCGGTGGCGGAGATGTCGCCAGAGTCTTCCTCAGAGATTGTGTTGGCGCCGAATTTGCGGTATACCACGCGCAACGTATCGGCCGCCGTGAGCACGGTTTCGTCGGAATCCTGCCGAATGTAGACCTTGCCGATTTCGTAGTAGTAGGCCCGGTCCGAGTCGGTGAGCCACTGGGCGAACTCTTTGTCCTCGTCGTTGACCTGGATGCGGACGATCTGCCCGACGGGGTTGGCGAGGGACCATTTGACGGTGGAGCCGTCGCCCGTGAAGGATTCGTCCTCGTAACCGATCTGCTCGATATCGACGTTGACGAGCGCGGAGTTGCATTTATCTTCGCGCGTGGTGCGCACGCGGATGTTTCGATAGTTGCCGCTGGTGTTGTTGATCGAAAACGGCGCCGTCGAAAACGTGCGCGGCTTGAAAAATAGATCGCGCTCCTCGTCGATCCACCACACATAGTTTGAGGCGTCGGCCAGGGCGGCGATAGCTTCAGAGACGGACGTTCCGGCGTCAAAAATGACGGTATCCACCACGGCGCCGCTGTCGATGTTGGCGGTTCCGATTGGCTCGGATGTGGCCGCGTCGGTGAGTAGAGCGGATACGATCAGCCCGGCCCGGTTGGTGACGAGAATTTGGTCGAGCGTGCCCGCGTCGGTGATGTTGACCGCCGCGCCACCGCTGGTGAGGGAAAGCTGCAGCGCCGCGCCGCTGGCGGAGATCACGAAGTATTCGACGGTGGCCGAGAGCCCGCCCGGAACCGCGCCGTTGGCATGCGCCTTGACGCGCACTTTGTCGCCGTTGCTGAGGCTATGCGACACCGTGCAGGTCAGCGTGTCCGTGCCCGCGTTGGCGGTGTACTCAAAGTTCCGCTCATAGATCAGCGGGCGCCCGGCGCTGGTGGAATAGCAGAAACGCCGGTCTAGGTATTGCTCCCAGGACACCGCGCGGATGGCATAATAGCGCCCGGTCGGGTTGGCTTCCGTGATCGAAAATTCGTCCACTTCGTCCACTGAGCCAGCCCATAGTTTCGTCGCTCCCTCGAGTAGTTCGAGGTCTTTGCCGACGACTGGGCGATAGCTGCCGTCTTCGCTGATAACCGTCACACTCAGCCCGGCGCGGGAGCCGAGCGAGTAGGACATATCGAGCGTGCCTTGTTTCGCGGAGACGGTGGTTCCGTCGATTTTTACGATGGGGGTTGGCAAGGTTTAGCCGCGCGGGATGACGCCGTACTGCTTCAGGGTCCGAGTGATTTCTTCGAGCGCGGCCTTTGGGTCGCCGCCGTTGAGGTTGATAACGACCGACGCGCCGCCGCCCGCCACCGCGCCCCGGCCCAGCAGGTCGTAGATGCCGATGTTGGTCTTCCACATGTCGTCCAATTTGGCCATCAGGTGACCTTCGCGGAGCCATTCATCGGCACGGAGGTTGGCTAGGTCGTTGGCGGTCTGGAGCGTGTGCTTCGCGATGATATCGAGCGTTTTGTTCATCCCGGCCATCTGAAAATTGCCGATGACGCCGGAGATAGCCGAGACGACAGATCCCACCGCGCCGACGATTCCGGCCAGGCCAGAACTTGCCGCCGATGCCGCCCCGCCAATGCCCCCGCCAGCACCACCGAGCGCGCCCAATCCGCCATTTTCCAAGCCAACAGCGGTCACGCCGGGGACCATGGATTTGACTACTCCAGTGCCGCCGCCGAACACCTTGCCCATGAGCCCGCCAACGTCGAAGAGCTTGTCGGTCAGCTTTTTCAACGCGCCTTCGATCAGCAGGCGGGTGATGGACTGCGCGGCCTGCTTGGCCACGTTGGTCAGCATGTCGCCCAGCTTGCCGCCCTTAAAGATGACGTCGGTGATGCCCTTCGCGAGATCATTAACCACCAGCGAAACTTGCTGCATGGCTTTCGTCTGCGCCTTGCCCGCTTTGGTCGCCGCGTTACCGGTATCGTCAATAGCTTTTTTGAGCTTCTGCTCCGCCTCGATGACCATATTTCCAGACACGTTTGGATCTCCGCGCCGGTTAGCTTCGCGCAAAATATCGGCGTTGCGTTGGAGGGCGGCAATGCGCTTCGCACGCTGCGATTCCGTCTCGATGCCCATTTTTCCAGCAGACTCGCGTGCTTGGTCCGCAGCGGTCCATGTGGTCGGGAGCGATGGCAGGCCTACCGCAGCAGGTAGGTTCATGGTGTTTACCTTGGCGATATGCGCCTGAAATTTTGCGATTTCGTCATTCATCCACGCCATTTCAGAGCGGTAAACCTTCATGTTTGCCGCTCCGTCTACGTGTGAGCGGGTCCAGTCAGCGTATGCCTTTGCCCCAGCCTTCAAAGCGTTGGAAGCTGCGTCCGCGTTATCTTTTGAGACGGTTTGCCAGAAGGTCAACTCTTTCACTTGATGTGCGTGAGTAGCCGCTGCCGTTGCCGCCGACTTGTGCCCTTCCGCCACGCCATTCAACCTTGGAATCAAGTCTCCTGCGGCGCCGTTGAAATTCTTCATGTCGGCGGCCAGCTTGACGTTTTGCGCGCCCTGCTCGACCGTCCGCTTATTGAGGTTGGCAATCGCGGAATCCATTTCCTTTGAGCGCCCGGTAGCCGCAGCGGTGGCCGTGTTAATGACGTCGAGCGCGGCTTTGAACAGCCCAAAGCCAGGAAGCATAGCCGCGTCAGATAAAACGCGAATGGAATCGTATGCGCGCTTGAGATTACTAGACAGGTCGGGGAATTTCCCGGACAGGTCGACGATTACGGCGCGAAAGAACTCCACGTTCTTTTTTGCGTCAGAACACGCCCCGGTCAGCCGTTCAAACTGATAGCCGGTCTCCTTGAGCTTTTCATAGATCAGCAGTGCTTCATCTATCGATTTGAGCCCGAGTGCCAGCGTCCCAAGCGCAGCACCAAAGGTAGCGCCAGTGATCCCGGCTTTATTCAAAACGCCAGCAAGGAGCGCTGCTTTTTCCGCAAGCGTACCCAGTACAGCCACGACCAACGGCGCGGCCGTGGCAACTGCCGTAAGCCCGAGCGCCCAATCCTGCGTAGGCTGCGGAAGATCACGGAACGCCGTAGCCAGCGCCTTCGCCTTCTCGATGCCCGGCGTCAGGAAGTCATCGAGCACACGCTGCGCGATTGGGAGGAGTGTCTTCCCGAACTCGGCCGCCGCGTCCTTCGCGGCCATCTGGATATTCTCCCAGGAGTTCTTATACGTGTTGCCCGCGCGCTCGCCTTTAGCCAGTTCGTCGGTGATAATCTGAATAAACTTCTGTGAGGAAATCCCCATTCGCTCAAACGTCTTCGCGGGGTCGCCCAGCGCTTCGGCGCCAAACTTTTCCTTGATAATGGCGGCGAGTTGCGGGATGCGCTCAATGATCGGGTCGAGGTTTTCTTTGGTGACCTTGCCGACGGCACCCAGTTGCGAGAGTTGACGGATTACCTCGTTGAAGTCTTCGCGTCCGCCACCGACTACGGCCAGCGCGTTGCCGAGTTCGGCCATAATGCGCCGCGATTCGTTCGCGGAGTTGCCGAGGATTTGAAGGCGGATCGTTCCCTTTACGGCCTCTTCCAGCCCCAGGCCCGGCAGCTTCGCCACTTCGCGCAGTTTCGCCATTTCGGTCGCCGTGGCTTCGCTCGTTTTCATCACGGCCTTCAAACCCATGGTGAGCGATTCCATATCGGAACCGGCCTTAATGGCGGCGGCGCCAGCGGCGATCAAGGGCGCGGAGAACCCAATGGAAAGCGCGGTGCCCGCCGCTGTGACGTCGGACGCAAACCGCTTCACTTTGTTTAGTGAGCGGTCCACCTGCTTGTCGAAATCGTCGGTGCTCGCGCCAATGCGCACTATGAGATTTGAGAGAATTGGCATGATTTACCGGCGTCGGGGTGGCGTGTTCGGTGGCGTAGACGACTTCGCGGCCTTGTCCATCTCCGCGTTTTTGATGCGCAGGTAGGCGGCCCATTCGGTCATCTCAGAGGAGGACATGCGCGTGCTGAGTTCGCACACGGGCATATGGAGGAGTTCGGCGAGCGCGAAGAGGCTTAGGCGCTCGCCTGTGAGTTTTTTTCAAGGTCTTCGGCGGCGTCTTTGAGGATGCCGGACAGCTCGAGGATCTTTTCGCCAATCAGCTCGACGGCCGCGGCCGATTTGGTGAGAAGCATGTCTTGATGCGCGCGCTCGAACACCTGCTTGCCGGTTTCCGGGTCAGTCACGCACGCGATGACCGCGCGCACGGTCGCCACGCGGGTCTGCCCTTGGGCATCCTTCACGAAGTCCACGCGCTCGCCCGCGTTGAACTCGCGCACGCGGACCGTCTCGCCCCATTGGGGGACGAACAGGTCTTCAGTCTTCAGCTCGGCCGCTAGTACGCGGTCCAGGATCTTGCTCATTGGGCTCCTTTGCCGTGATCGTGATAGTTCCGGGAAGGTTCAGCACCCACCCGTTCTTGAAGTCGATTTCCGCGCCGTCGCGCTCAACGCGGTTGATTTCGGACGCGGGCACGACGAGCGCCCGCGCCTGTTTGTCGTAGTGCATTACGTGGTCGAGAAGTCCACTTCGCCGTGGAGGGAGAAGCTGACGTTTTCCTTGATGAGTTCGTTTTCGCCCGACGTGATTCCAGCGCTCGACATATGCCCGGCCGCCATGAAGCGATCATTCCCGGCGAGGTTCGTGTACAGGTAGAGCACGTAGTAGCTGCCGAGGTTCGTATTGGCGAAGTAGGCGTTATTGTAGAAGCGCTGGAAGGAAATCGAGCCTGACTTCATAACTAGCGTCCGCTCTTTCCACGTGTCGCCGAACGTCTGCGACTCCTCGGTGATGACTTCGGAATCGTAGGACCACTCAAACGCCTGCGCGGCCTGCGCCAGCGTCAAGTATTCGGCGGTAATCGTGATGGTTCCGCCCGCCGTGTACCCGTTCGTGAGGGTGATCTTCCCCGATGCCCAGCCAATTTGATAGTTGGCCTTCGGCACGGTCGAGACGCCATCGAGCACGGTCACGGCCGCGTTGGGATTGATCGCCCGTTTCGCCGCGTCTGTGATCTGGTAGGCACCGCCACCGAGGGAGGTTACTGCCTCCCCCGTCATGGCGGTGCCCGATCCGGT